CATTTGAATACTACTTTTTCAGTACCTAAAATGTCACCTGACATATCATTGATCTTATATTGATGTTTCTTTTTGTCCATTAAATCAATATATTGATCATATGTTTTAAAATAATCAACAAGAGTTTTTGTGTATTTAGGTGTTGCTAATTTTATGTTATAAAAAAATTCATCTAATTTTACATTAGGTATTTGAAACTCATATAATGGAGACCATTCTGTAAATTTTTTTATACTATTTATTTCATTTATCATTTTTGTGTAATTATTTTTTATATCAAAGACCTTCACCTGCATAACTATCAGCTTCATCCGCCTGTGCTTCTTCACGAAGTATCATTATATATTCTTTCTCTTTTGTTGACAATTTGTTAAACCAATTTATTATATTTAGTTTTTCTTCTTTAGATAAATCAGAATTCCAGTTGAATAATCCACTGCCATTGATTGAATATTCTTCTTCCTGAGTAATATTTTCATTTGTTGTACTATATTCTCTAACATTTTTCATTTTATTTATTTATTATTTTTAGGAAATCTTTGTATTGTTCATCTGATAATTTAAGTTCTCCACTAGTGTCACCTCCATTTGATGTATAAGAAATATTTAACATTTTTTCATTTTTTAATAATCTAATACTAAAATCTATGTTATTTAAACTAAATCTTATAAAAAATCTATCATTCAAGTCTATTATTGGAATTTTATCTAATTTCTTTAATTCATCTAGTATATTTAAAACTAATAATTTATTGAATTCTGAAGTTTTGCTTCTTATTTTTTTGATATTATTAGAAATGAATACTGATTTTAAAAATTTATATAAAAAGAATCCAATTGCAAAAGATGTTATTAATCCTAATGATTCATTTTTGTAATCATAAGAATTAAACTCTTTTATGTGTGTTAGTTTTTTATTTTTATATACATCATCTTTATCTTTTGCTATTAAGTCATCTAATATATCATTTAATACGCTTCTCACTAAATTCTTATACTCAGTATCATCTGTTATTATATTAGCACCTTTGTTTTTTATATCTTCTAAAACTTCATTAAACCTTTTTGAGTTTCTGTAATATTTTTTTAATGATTGAGGAGTTGCACCTTTATTTATATAAAAATTTATAATAGGATATAATTCAGAGAATATATCTGATTTCGCTTGCTTAGTTAAGTTAGAATTTTCCATATTCATATATATTAATATTTATTTTCTAAAAATATTTTTTATATATAATTACATGATAACTAACTTTAAACTATTTGAAGATTATGATAAAAAATTAGTTTGGAATATACCAGTAAAAATGCCAGATTTTTATTTGTCATTGAAAAAAATTGGAATGTCAGATAGAGTAATTAAAGATTGGTTAAGGCTTCGTCAGAATAAAGTGTTTTCAACTAAAGATACTAATACTAATTTTGAAACTATTTCATTAGTAAAAGATTCAGAACAAGAAGACTCATATACATGGTATTGGTATCCAACATCAGAAAGTGATGAATATACTATATATATGGGTAAATTAGAATGTACTCCAGAAGAAATTCATAAATACTATGATGACATTGAATTTAAAAAAAATATTACCAAATTTAATATATGATAACTAACTTTAAACTATTTGAAACAATTAATGTAGGTAAACCAGAAATTGGAGATTTTGTGATATGTAATGAAGATGATTCTACGTCTGAGGTTACGTATTTTACCTCAAATAATATAGGTAAATATATTAAGTATAATTATGACATTGAATATCATTATGCTATATATTATGAAGATACACCAAAAGATTTAGGTGTATATTTTTCAAACGGTGAAAGAAATATGACATTAGATGAAATAAAATATTGGTCAAAAAATAAAGAAGAATTGGAATATATAATTAAAACAAATAAATTCAATTTATGATAATCAACTTTAAAATATTTGAAGATTATTCTGATGATGAGATTAGAAAAATTGAAGCAACATCAGAATTAATGAAAATTGTTGATGAAAAATCACGAGATACAAGAAGTATGGAGCCCGCAATAAAAATGATAAATTTATTGGATAAAGGAGCATATCCAAATATTAAATCTAAAAATGGACAGACTCCTTTGACTTATGCTGCTACTTTATGCTATCATGACTTAATTTATAAACTTATAGAAGTTGGTGCTAATTTAGAAGCTAAAAATGATAACGGTGATACTCCGTTGATGAGGTCAGCAATAAATAGTGACTTAGCATCAATGTTTGTATTATTATCTGCTGGATCGTCATTATATTGTAAAAATATACAAGGGCATAAACCTTTTGATTTTTTGACTGATTATGATATTAATAGAATAGCTATTAAATATCCAGAACAATATAAAGATTATTTGAAAAAAGAAGAATTTGATAATTCAGTTAAAAAATTTAATTTATAATATGAAACATGTTAAAATGTATGAAGATAATGATTTTACTATTTTATTCGAAAATGAAAACGAATTAAAAAATCTATTGTTAAAGAATAAGTTTTTTTCTGAAGGCGATGTGTTTTCTGGTATAATAGATGTTTCATATAAACATTTCACACCAAAAATTGGATATGATAATTTTTTAGAAATTATAAAAACGAAATTTGGATTATTACCTTATTTTTGTATTCTTCTTGGTAGTTATAATGGACAAGTTTGTAATGGCGGACATATGCAATATTTTGATAATGGATATGCCAGTTCAAAATCAAGAAAAAAATATGACGGATCTGATTATGATAATGTTAATTTACATGAAAAATTACTTAGATTATTTAAATTTTTGAAAATAGAACAATGTGTACCTAAAAAATTAGGAGAAAAAGTATATTCAATAATGAAAGATTTTGATTTTGATTGTGTTGCATTTGAATGTTACAATGGAGATGACGGACAATATAATGAGAATGATAATGATAAACATGATTATTTAGAAGAATTGGACAACAGATGGTATGATGTAACTGAAGAATTTATTAATAAATTTAATGAATATCTCAAAAAATTAACTTTAGATGGTGAAAAAATCGAAAATATGTTAGAATTATCATCCAATATTAATAAATACAATATATAAAAAAGAGATGAATATTATTCATCTCTTTTTTTATCAGAATGTTCCTTAAACTTATCTAAATGTTTCAATTCTTTTTCTTTATTTATTTCTCTCTCATCTCTCTTTTGTTTAGCTTTAATATTAGAAAATTTGATGTTAGATTCATCTTCTAAACCTACCATACCTTTTAGTTTATCTAAAATTATGTGATTACTTTTTCTGAAAGTATACTCTAATTTTTTTAGCAACAACTTAATATCATCTTCAGATAAATTTTCATTGTTTTTAATCTTATTGACTAACTCATTACCTGATTTTTTAAAAGAATATTCCAATTTTTTGAGTAATAATTCATACTCGTCACTTTGTAATTTCATAATAATTTTTTATTTATATATTAATTTATAAAGATAATAATAATTTATATATTGGCAAAATTAATGTAAACATATTATATTTTTTTATATATAATATTGGAAGGAGGCATGTTTATATGTATAATAATAAGAAATTTATAGAAAAAGCAATTTTAATACATCATGATTTATATGATTACTCATTAATTAACTATAAGTCATCAACAGAAAAAATTAAAATCGTTTGTAAAAAACATGGTATTTTTGAACAATCACCTGTTAAACATTTAATTGGACATGGTTGTCCAATTTGTGGCGGTAGTAAAAAGAAAAATATAATTGATTTTATTGAGGAATCAAAAAAAACACATGATGATTTATATGATTACTCATTGAGTGAATATAAAAATGCTAAAACTCCAGTTAAAATAATATGTCATAAACATGGAGTTTTTGAACAAACACCTTATTCTCATATTGCTGGATCAAAATGTCCGAAATGCTATTTTGAGTCTAAATTAAAAACTACTACACAATTTATTGATGAATCAAATAAAATTCATAATTATTTGTATGATTATTCAAATACTAATTACATAAAAAATAATATTCCTGTAGAAATAATATGTAAAATACATGGCTCATTTTTTCAACAACCATCAGTTCATTTAAATAATGGAAATTGCCCAACGTGTGCAGATGAGAGTAAAAAATTAACAAGATGTCAATTCATGTTAAATTCTATTCGAATTCATGGTGATTTGTATGATTATTCAAAATCTGTATATATTAACAACTACACTAAAGTAGAAATAATATGTAAAAAACATGGATCTTTCTTTCAATGTCCAAATTTTCATATGTTAGGTCAAGGATGTCCTAGTTGTAAAAATAGTTTAATGGAAAATTATATTTCAAAAATATTAGATAATTTAAATATTAGATATGAAAGACAAAAAACATTTGAACTGTGTAAGAATATAAATAAATTACCTTTTGATTTTTACTTACCAGATCATAATATTTGTATAGAATATAATGGTAAACAACACTATGAACCAATTGATTATTTTGGTGGTTCTGAAACATTAAAATATATTCAAAATAATGATAGTATAAAGAAAAAATTTTGTGATAGTAATAATATTAAATATTTTGAAATATCATATAATGAAAAAAATATAGATGATTTAATAAAAAAAGAATTGAATATAAAATAATAAATATGATAAAAGAAGAAACTGTTGATGTTCATATGTCTTATAGAAATATAACTCGTTATAAAGAATTAGGATATCAGACAAAATTACACGAAACTATTCAAGTTAAAGTTATAGATTTAGCACCTGTATCTCATCAAAAAATAACTGCTATTTGTGATAATTGTGGAGCAGAAAAAGTAATAGCATATCATAAATATTTAGAGAATGAAAAAAGATGTGGATATTATGGCTGTAAAAGATGCTCAAATAATAAAAGAGAAATAACAAGTTTAGAAAGATTCGGAGTTACTAATTATGCTAAAACAGATGAATGTAAAGAAAAAACATCTAAAAATAATATGATAAAATATGGTGTCAAAACTACTCTTTTAGAAAAAAATACAATGAAAAAAATAAAAGATACTGTGTTTGAAAGATATGGAGTAGATGAGATATTGTCGTCTAAAGATGTTATTGAGAAAGGTAAAAAAACTAATATTGAGAAATATGGATTTGATCATTATGCTAAATCATTATTTTTTTATGATAATACATATAAAAGATGGAAATCTGATGTTATTTATAAATTAAATAGATATAATATTACTGATTATATTTTGAAAGATGATAGAACAATAGATATTAAGTGTGATTGCGGATTAGATCATTACTTTAATACTACATCAAAAATATTATATCAACGAAAAGAAATACAACACAATATATTATGTACAGTATGTAATTCTGTTATAAGTCAAAAACAATCAGGTAAAGAAATACAAATATTAAATTTCATAAAAGAAAATTATAATGGAGTAATATTAGAGAATGATAAAACAATAGTTTCAGAGTTAGATATTTATTTACCTGAATTAAAATTAGCTATTGAATTTAATGGATTATATTGGCATAGTGATATTTATAAAGAACATAATTATCACTTAAATAAGACGGAAAATTGTGAAAAAAAAGGAATACAACTAATTCATATTTGGGAAGATGAGTGGATTTATAAACAAGATATAGTTAAATCTATGATATTAAATAAATTAGGAAAAACATATAATAAAATTTATGCTAGAAAAACAGAAATTAAAGAAATATTTGATACCAAATTAATTAGAGAATTTCTTGATAATAATCACATTCAAGGATTTGTTGGATCAAAAGTTAAAATTGGACTTTTTTATGAAAATGAATTGATGAGTTTAATGACATTAGGTAATCGTAGAGTTTCAATGGGTAAAAAAACAACAACTGAAGGAGAATATGAACTGTTACGGTTCTGTAATAAATTAAATACAAATATTATAGGTGGAGCTAGTAAATTATTTAATTATTTTATTAAAAATTATAATATAAATGAAATAATCTCATATGCTGATAGAAGTCATAGTAAAGGTAAATTGTATGAAACATTAGGATTTGAATATTTAGGGAAAACTGTTCCTAATTATAGTTATTATGATTCAAAATGTAATAAATATAATAGGTTTAATTTTAGAAAGGATGTTTTGATTGAAAAAGGTTATGATAAAAATAAAACATAACATGAGATTATGATAGAACTTAATTATATGTGTGTTTATAATTCTGGAAATTTAAAATATTTATATAAACCAATTAAAAAATAAACCATACAATAAGAAACTAATAATTTATATGACAGCGCAGGAAAAAAGAGATAAAATTACAGATTTAAAAAAGAAAATAGATCAAACAAAAGCAGATTATGATAGAGCGAAAGCAATGCAATTAGCTCTGAAATTGGTAATTAATGGAACATATGGTGCGTTCGCACATCCAAAATTTGTATTATCAAATTCACATATTGCAAATGCAATAACTGCTCAAGGACGTGATGTTATAAATTATATGCTAAAAAAAATAGAGACTTATTTCTATAAAGAATGGCATTTAGATGTTAAAACTCATCAACTTCTTGGACTTGAATATATTGCTGAAAAAGAAGGTAGTTTTTATCTATTAGATAGAAATGGTGAAAATATTCATTATAAATATGAATCTGTTGATGAATTATTAGAAAAATTGAATTATTATCGTAGTAATTTAATTGAAGATAAAAAAGAATTGAATGGCTATAATATTTTGTATAGTAGATTTATTCATGATTTTTCTAATGTGACACCAATACCAAAAGATGTTCCAATTACAATTTATGGAGATACAGATTCATTGTATATTTCTTTCGCTCCTATGGTTAAATCATCTGGTTATAATGGAGATGAATTAGATTTCATTCTTCATATGGATAGAGTTTTTATTGAGAAGTTATATAATGGTTGGTTAGAAGAATATGCAGAAAAATATGGTGTTAAGAATATTCACAACTTTGAATTAGAAACAATTAATAGATCAGCATTACATATACAAAAGAAACATTATATAAATAACGTTGCTTGGGAAGATGGATTATTTTATGAAAGTATGAGTTATTTTTATCCAAAAGGAGTTGAAATTGTTAAATCATCTACTCCTCCATTTGTCAGAGAAAATATTTATGAGTTTTTGAGATATATTTTCTCGAATCCTAATAATTTGAACATTAGAAAAATATTACTAATTGTGAAAGATTTGAAAAAACAATTTATGATGGCTAATATTGAGGATATTAGTATGACATCAAGTTGTACAAATTATCCAATTAAAGTTATTGATGATGTGACAGATGTTCTTTGTGTCAAAGGTGCTCACTTTGCAGTCAAAGCTGCAGCTTTACACAATTACTTATTAAATAAGAACTCTGAGTATAAAACAAAGTATGATAATATTAGAGGTGGACGTGTAAAATATTTTTATTGTAATCATACTAAGAATGGCGTGTTCGCTTATCAAAGAGGACTGTATCCATATGAAATTTGTGAAAAAGAAGGAGTTAAAATAGATTATGATGAACAATTCGATGTGACAATGCTTCATATTGTGAATAGATTCCTTGAACCTATTGGATTACCTACAATAAATAAAAGATTATCTGTTTTAAATTCAATATTTCAATTTTAGTATATTAATAAGACTGAATCTGAAATAATGTCAGAAAGAAAAATATTCAGAATATATGATTCTGGAAGTTTAAAAATAAAATTAACAAATGTTAAAACTAAGTAAAGAAATATTAACAGATAATTCACTTTATAGAATTGAACCAACTAAATCAGATAGTTGGATTCAAACATATTTAAATCCAACAAATTTTGATAATTTAAATACCAAAGAAAATTTAGAAGAATTTCGAAATTATGTAATTGATAATTGTAAATATAAATTGATTGAAAACTATAGTATCAATGAATATAAATCTGATTTTTTTATACCAGAATTGAATTTAGCTCTGAAATTTATAAATCTATTTAGTTATTGTGAGTTAAATGTAGATAAAAAATATCAATTAAATTCATATTTAGAATATGAAAAATCTGGTATTCATCTGATACAGATATTTGAAGATTTATGGGAAATTAGAAAAACTAATATTAAATCTAGGTTAAAGAATATGTTTGGATTGTCTGAAATAATTTATGCAAGAAAATGTAAAGTTGTTATTTTCGATAAAAAAGATAACTCTTTTGTTAGTAATTTTATAAGTGAAAATCATCTACAAGGTAATGTAGGATCATTTATTAAATTGGGTTTGAAATTTGATGATGAGATTGTTTCAGTTATGACTTTTGGTAAATTAAGAAAGAATATGGGACAACATGGTGGATCAGATGATTATGAATTGTTGAGATTTTGTAATAAAATGAATAGTTCTGTTATAGGAGGAGCATCAAAATTGTTTAAATTTTTTGTTAATATGTATAATCCTTCTACATTAACATCATATGCAGATATGATGTGGAGTAGTTCAGAAAACATATATAAAAAATTAGGATTAGTATTTGAACACAAAAGTGATCCTTCATATTTTTATATTGTTGATAACATAAGGAAAAATAGATTTGGATATCGTAAAGATGTTTTATTGTCTTGTGGATATAACGGTGAATATTGGGGAGAGCATGATATTTGTTTTGTAAATAAATTATATAGAATTTACGATGTTGGAACTGAGAAGTTTACATGGACTAAATGAGTGAACTAATTCACTCATTTTTTATTCTATGCTTTTGTAGTATTTTATTCTAATTAAATGAATATTGTTATTTTTACAATATTCATTTTTAATATTATCATTAAATTGTGTACTTTTTTAATTTTATTGTGTATTTATATAATTCACATGTGAATATTCTTATTTATTATCATGAATCAATATAGCTTTTTTATAAATTCTTATTTGTTGTTTTTATATTCATATATTAAAATAAATCTAAATCTAAATCATAATATAAATAATAAACAAATTATTATTTCTGTACTAAGTATAATTACATAAAAAGAATAAAATTGATGTTAGAATTTAATAAAATATATCAAATAGATGTATTAGAAGGATTACGAAAATTGGATGATAATAGTATTGACTGTGGTGTATCATCACCACCGTATAATAAATTGGGTCTGATGAAAGGAAAAAAGCAAAAAGGTGGTGATTGGGATGGCTATATAACATATGATAATTTTGAAGATAATATGCCTGAAGATGAATATCAGAAATGGCAAATAGAAATATTAAATGAAATTCAAAGAGTATTAAAACCTGGTGGATCATTTTTCTATAATCATAAAAATAGAAGATATGATAAAACTGAGTATTCTCCATATGAATGGGTAAGTAAATCAAATATAAATATTTATCAAACTATTATTTGGGATAGAAAAGCTGATGTTAATAATTCTTTGTATTTTTTTCAACCAGTATATGAATTGGTATATTGGTTAACAAAAGATAATAAAAAAGCTCCAATTTTTAATAAAAGAGATTTGATTGAACAAAAAAGTATTTGGAGAATATCACCAAAAATGAATATTCCTCATCCTGCTCCTTTTCCTGATGAATTAGTTGAACATTGTATAAATGCTACAACTAAAGAAGGCGACGTTGTGTTAGATCCATTTATGGGAGTAGGTACTACTGCTCTGGTTGCTAAAAGATTAGGTAGAAAATACATAGGATTTGATATATCAGGAGAATATGTTAATATTGCTGAAACAAATGTTTATGAAGGCAAAATTAGAAAAAAAAATGAAATGTAAATGAAAGAAAAAGTCCAAGTTGAAAAAGAAAAAAAATATCTTGAAGTGATTTTCGAAAGTTCAGATGATTTTAATAAATATACAGGAAAAATTAAAACATCTGATCTTGGTGAAGAAGATTATATATTAACTATTTATAAAAAAGGATCAGTAGTTAGAAAACTTCGTAGATTAGGAATAACCGAAAATTCATCAAGAAATATTAATTATAGAGAAATAATTTAAAAAATGTGCATAAAAACAACTCATATAGTAACAAGATAATTTGCTATTGGTGCAATTCTAAGAAAACAGAATGATATTTATAATATATCTGATGAAGAACTTTCTGATTTATTGAAATAGAGTATTCACAATGGTTTTTATAATTTTGTTATTGTTAGTAAATCTGAAATGGAAGATAATAGAAATAAAAAATATCCAAGTCCATATTTAGATGATGTGTATAATTTACCAGAAAGTAATGATGCTTGGTAATAAAAAAGTGAATGATTAAATCATTCACTTTTTTTATTTAAATAAACTTATTATTGCATTCATTCCATAGTCATTTAGATTTCTTGTTCCTATGCCTGCAAATTTTTCTGTTAATTTTGGAATACCTTCATAGATTTCAAATGCGTTTGATTCATAATCAAAATAATGCCATTGGTTCACATTTTGCTCAAATAAATATATTGGCTTATGATTATCTATTGCACAAGAAACAGCGTATCCTGTACCCCCTCTAACATTAGTTTCATTTTCAAGAGTGCCAATTGCAAATATTGTATCAGAACTTTTTACTTGAAACCAATCTCTTGATATTAGATTTTTGACATACAATGAAGCATTCTTTATGTTTCTATTTAGTCTTTCATTAGCAATTTTGATGTGTTCATAGCCTTCTTTTAATTGGTTGGTTGAGAGTATGTATCTATTGTCTGACTTTGTGCCGTGGTCGAAAAAAGAAAATGATACAACTTTAAATCCTTTCTTAATTGACTCTTGTTCGAAAATGTAATCTGAGCCTGATGCTCCTCCAGAATAACATGTTTTCATATTTGTTGATTTATATATTATTTGTAATTATTAGCTCATGTTTAAAAATAATCCTATCACCGTTATAATTATGAATATTATAATCCTTGTATAATTTTCTTATAAATGGCTTATCTTCATAAGATATAATAACGTTACCTTTGAGTTTATCTATTTCATTTTTCAATTCAATATGAAAATCATCAGTATAGTTTTCACAATTATCATACAAATATTCCTTTTTGTAATATGGCGGATCTAAATACCAAACAACATTATCAGTATTGTACATATTGAAAATGTCTTTGTAGTTTTAAGTTCTTCATTAAATCTTTTAATTTCCATGATATTATTATTTTTTATAAAACTATATATTAAATTTTTGATGAATTTTTTTTTTATATATACTTGAAAATATAATATAATATTAATGAAAATTTACTCTAATGAATATATTACAGATTTTAATAAATTAAAAAATTCTGTTATAGGGTTTGAATTTGAATTTTATACAGATAAATCATATTTTAAATTAATAGAATTATTAAATAATACTCTTGCGCCTATTCAGGTTCATGGATATAGAAAATATCACTCTACTTTTACTCCAGATGAAAATAATTTTAAAATTGAACCAGATTTATCTGGTGGCGCTGATCTTGTTGAATTGATAACAGGACCAATACCTTATGTAAATTCAAAAATAATTTTATTGAAAATTCTTAAAGTATTAGATAAATATGCAAGAACAGATGAAAAATGTTCAATTCACATCAATATTTCTTTTGAAGATATTGGAAATGGTAAAGTATTAGATAATTTAAATAAGTTAAAATTGATTTTATCTGTAGATGAAGAACGAATATACAACTTTTTTCCTGAAAGAAAAAATAATATCTATGCAAAAAGTGTTAAAACATTAATTCCATTTAAAGGATTTGATTTTTCGACAAATGCAGTAGACATATTACAGAATAATGTTCAAATAGGAAATACTAAATATTATGGCATAAATTTTTTACCAGCAGAAAACATCGAAACATCTGGACAAAGATTAGAGTGGAGATATATTGGTGGTGATAACTATAATCAGAAATCATCAGAAATATTATCATTAATGGATTATTTTATTGCTATAACTTGGAATTGTTGTGATGCTAAATTGACTGATGATGATTTGAAAAAATTACAAAAATATTTATTTGAAAATATTAATATATTTAAGACATTTTCAAATTATAATGATTTTATTGCTGAATTTCCAACAATTGATATTCAAGTTGATAAACTAAATGATTATAGTATAGTTAAAGCTTATTATGATACTATTTATACTAAGATATTTGATATAGTAAGAAATGTTTACAACCTTAAAGATTGTATTATAAATTTGGACACTGAAGTTAATAGAATTGAATTGGTTGATGCCACATTCAAAACAATATTTGATTTATATGATTTAGATTTTATAGAATGCTCTATGAATAGTGGTAGATACACAAGCTGTAATTTTATTTCATCAGAATTAGTTAATGGCACCATACATGGTGGAGAAATATCAGATACTGATGTATTGAACTCTAAAATAGAAAGTGCTACAATTGATTTAGATTCAGAAGTAAGTGATTGTTATTTATATCAATGTATGATTAATTGTAGAGTAAAAGGTAATTCTGTTATAAGAATGTGTAAACTTGGACCAAATGCAATAATAGATGACTCTGTTAAAATTGCAACTGATACTAATAACTATTTTCATACCATTCCGACTGAAGAAGATGTTAAAAAGGGTCCAGATAATTTGAAAGATATGAAGATACCTTTCACAAAAGGTAAAAAATGGTGATATGATAATACATAAATTTAATGAAAATAATAACGAAGATTATGATGATTTTGTGAATAAAGTGAAAACTTTATTTTTAGAATTGTGGGATGATAAAATAGGAATTTCAAATTTTAAAATTGATACAAATGTTCAATATAATGTAAGTTTTAAAATTGGCTATAATTCAGTTACAAATAAAAATTTTACAGAATATAATGAATTGTTTAAAATATTAAACAATTCTGGTCCAGAATTTCAATTCATTTCTGGTACTATGTATGCAAAGATAACTAATTTTAGTAAACTAATTGAAGATATGAAACTATTATTAAATTCAAAAAAATTTAATTTATAATGGAAATAGATAGATTTAGAAATGAAGCAAAAATATTATCTAATGACACAAAAGAATTGTTTTTAGATTTGTGGGATGATACATTATTTCTAACTAAATTGTGTGTACAATCATATGTAGATACATCCAATAATATTTTTTATCAATTGTCTTGCTCAATGCACAAATCTATTGATAAAGACACATATAATATTTATAAAACTTTATTTGATATTCTAGTTAGATGTGATGTTGATTTTAAGTTCGATAAAAATGAATTATCAGCTCAATTTGAGGATATCAATACTTTTATAAAAGAAATGAAAACATTAAAAGATTCAAAAAAATTTAACATATAATGATTACAAACTTTAATACTAAATCAACAGACCACAATTTTTATTATCCTTCTGTTACAGGACCCCAAGGTAAAATTCCTTTTGCTGGTACAAATTATGGTGAGGAACCAAGAATTAAGAATTTTAAACAATATTTTGGTGAATACAGAAAGGGATCTGATAAATTTGGAAAATTAGTTGAAAGAATAATGGAATTTTTGAGATTACCAGAATTTAAAGATAGACTTAGTGAAAATGATGGATTGAAATTCTTTATTTATGACTTTGAAGCAAGATCTCACATCAAAGTAGATAAAATAAAGCAATTATTAAGTAATGATACAAACCTTTATAGTTTTGATATTAAGATAGATGATAAATATATAACATTTTCTAATATAAACAAAACCAGAAAAGGTAGATATGTATCAGGTAGAAAAGATTAAATTTATGAATAAAAATTGGACATATATAATATTATTATCAATTGCGGCATTATCATTAGCAGGTACTGCCGCATATTTTTCGATATTTGGATTAACAAAATTATTTGCTTCAGCAGGTTTAGGTATAACTATATTAGCAGCAGCACTTGAGTTTTCTAAATTAGTTACCGTATCGTATGTTTATCGTTATTGGAAAAAGATTAAACCAATATTAAGAGGATTTTATATTTTTGCTGTTGTTTTTATTATGTTTTTGACTTCGGTGGGTATATATGGATTTTTAACTGGAGCATATCAACAATCTGCTAATAAATTAGAAAGTAGAGATTCACAAATAAAGATAATGGAAAGTAAGAAATCTCTATTTATAACTCAATTAGATATGATGAATAAATCTATTGAGAGTTCAAATAGTAGAATTAACACTTTGTCTGGATTAAGAATACAGCAAGAAAAAAGATTAGATGATCTTTATAATAAAAAAAATAATAATGTTGCAAAAAATGCAGAGAGCCATATAGCAGGTTCAGATAATCAGATCAATATAATAAATTCTGATATTACATCAAAAATGAAACAAGTCAGTATGTATAATGATTCTATTTCATTTTATGAACAGAAAATTATTGATTTGAAGTCATCAGATGCTACAAATGAAATTGGTCCTTATAAATTTGTTGCTAAATTGACAGGTATTCCTATAGATAATTTAGTTAATATTGTAGCATTACTTATTATATGTGTATTTGACCCATTAGCTATCGCATTATTGATAGGTGTCAATCAATTAACAGAAAATGAAGAAAATGTAAAAAAAGAAGATGATAAAAAAGAAGATGAAGATGAAATACCTGATGTTAAAAATAATTCAGAGAATATATTAGATAATCAAATAATATCACAAAAAAATAATATATCATCTGACAATATTAATTTTCATGATAATATTAGTTCAAATCAACAATATTACAATGATATGAAAGAAATATATGATGAATGGTTAAATGAAGAACTATTAAAAGAAAAATCAAAAGATGAATTAGTTGAAGAAAAAGTATCAGTTGAAGAAATTGAAGATTTTATGACATTATTTGATAAAAATTACGATGAAAATGAACTAATTACTGTAATAAAAAGAGATAACTTAATTACTGAGTATCACTACGATAAAAAACACTAAAATCGTCAAAAAACATAAACAACATATATAATATTTAATATAATATAAAAATAATTATGATTGATGATAAAATATGATAAAATAGAAATAAAAATATCAAGTAATAATGTTAATCATTATAGAAGTAAAGGATATGAATGTAATATTAAAGATATTATAACTATTAATGTTACTGATTTGATGAATCAATCAACAAAAAAAATAATAGCGGTGTGCGATGTATGCGGTTCTGAACAAGAAATAGAATATAGAAAATATGTTAATAATAAAAAAAATAAGAATTTTTATGTTTGTTCACCATCATGTGCTAGAGAAAAAGTGAAAATAACTAACAAAGAAAAATATGGAGATGAGAATTATTCAAATGTAGAAAAAAGAAATAAAACTTGCTTAGAAAAATATGGAGATGAAAATTATAAAAATTTTGAAAAAACAAAGAAAACAAATTTAGAAAAATATGGGTTTGAATATACTATACAAAATAATGATGTAAAAGAAAAAAGACAAAAGACAAACATAATAAAATTTAATTTTGATTCACCTATGAAAAATGATGAAATTAAAATTAAAAGAAGTAATACCATGATAAATAGATATGGTGTGAAAAATTATAATAATATTGAAAAATCATTATTTGCAATAAAAAATTCAAATATTGAAAAATTGAAACTTAAATTTAACGTTAATGTAATTGATTATAAAGATAAGTTATTTTATATAAAATGTGAAAAAGGACATGAATATAAAGCTACGTATGATATAATAAGTAAAAGATATTTATATAATACTGATATTTGTACAATTTGTAATCCAATTGGAGTGACATATTCTAATGAGGAAAAAAAATTATCAGAATTTATATCTGAAAATTATAGTGGAGAAATAATATTAAACAATAGAAGTGTAATAAAACCATATGAGTTAGATATTTATTTGCCTGAATTGAATTTGGCATTTGAATATAATGGATTGTATTGGCATAGTGAGCTATATAAAGAAAAAAATTATCATAAGAATAAATATAAAATGTGTGAAATAAATAATATACAACTCATACAAATTTGGGAAGATGATTGGTTAAATATAAATGATGTTGTTAAATCAATGATATTAAATAAGTTAGTAAAAACTAAAACTAAGATATATGCTAGAAAATGTGAAATAAGAGAAATTTATGATAATATATTAATTAAAGAGTTTTTAAACCAAAATCACATTCAAGGTTTTGTTGGATCAAAAATTAAAATTGGACTTTTTTATTGTAATGAGCTGGTGAGTCTAATGACATTTTCAGAAAAAACTAAAACTAAGATTTATGAATTAAATAGATTTTGTAATAGTCTTAACACTAATGTTATTGGAGGCGCTAGTAAACTATTTAATTATTTTATAACAAATTATAAGTACGATAAAATAATATCATTTTCAAATAATTCTTATTCTAATGGTAAATTATATGAAAAATTAAAATTTATCAAAACAACAGAACTAAAAGAAGATTATTCTTACATTGTGAATGGTATAAGAATTCATAAATTTAATTTTAGAAAAAAAGAAAATCAAATAGAAACCGAAAGAGAATTAATGTTAAGTAAAAAATGTTATAGAATTTATGATGCTGGTAAAATAAAATTTACCTATCCATTATAAACCATCCAGTATTTGTTTCTGATCTAACTTTCTCTATTATAGCATCCATTTTTTCTTTACCTTGAGAAATCATGTCGGCAGCATTATATTGAAATGAACCAGGCATATTGAAATTAAATCTTCCTACTGCTTGTCCCATCCTCATTTGACATAATCCTATAAGATATTGTTTGAAATATACATTATCAAAAAGTTCTTCTTCTTCAATTCTTGAATATATCTCTAACATCATATCAGTATCAATCATTGTTAATAAATTTAGATGCTTGCTTATATGATTGAAATTAAATCTTAATGTATTAGTTGTCATTTTGTTTATTTGATCTGCAAAACTACTAATAACTGAACGATATACTCCTAATTCACCTGCTGTTGTTACAAAACTTGTCAAAAATGGCTGATTAGTTACTCCAAGATTAATTGATAATTGAGGTGCTTGAATACCAAGTCTAAACATATTTGGATTATCAATTTTAACTATTCTAACCAAATCTTCTACTTCAGGTGGTAATACAATTGTTTTATTTCTATGATACTCATCAGTGTATATAAAATCTTTTTTAAGATAATAAAACATTTTAATTTTAGAGAATTGATAATTTTTATAAAACCAATCCAATGCTTCTTCTCTAATTAAACGAATTATTTCCATATCAGGTAAAATTTTATCAAAAAGTCCAGATATTGTCAAATCACCTTGAACGATATCAACCAATTGATCGATTGTCATTGCCATAATTACAAATTATTATTTTTGGTATATATAAATTTTAAGAATCATAAATTAAAAATTTCAGATTCTTTTATTAAATATTCTTAATATATTTTAGAATATTATTATTTAATTATTCTTTAATTAACATCCAAGTGAGTCCAGACTATATGTTCTTCAATATTAAAATTTCTAAATACTTTATCAAATATTTTTATACTATTTTATTTTTTGTAGGATATATTATTATATCTATATATAATAACAGGTAGTCAATTGATTACTGCGAGATGTGCTAATTCGTTGAGTTTTTTGATATTTGTATTTTTATATATAAAAAATAAATTAATAAATTATATATAAAACTATGGAGATATTCAAATTCGGGAATTTTGTTATAAATGAAAATATATCATTAATTGATCATGACGGTATATTATTAATTGTTGACGTTCAATCTAATTTTAAAAAATATTTTCCTACTGATCCTAATGGATTTATTAAAAAAATAGACAAATATTGTTTAGATTTTCCATCAGATGACACAGGAAAAGGAGTTTATCAAATATGGGATTCAAATCAAGGATCTAAACCAACATACAAATTTAAAAATGAGATAGATTTAATTGAAAAAAAATATGGAGTCAAAAAATTTTATTCTAAATATAAAGGGGGGTTTAAAGAATGGATAACACACATATTTGATAATAAAACATTAGAAGAATTCAAATCTAGAAATAATGTATTTAAAAAAGGTGATGCATTTAAGTTAAGGGATAAAAATGAATTTTTGATATATATAGGAAATAATCATCAATGGTTTTACGTTAATGAAGAATTGGTAGAATTATTTAAAAAATTAAGAAATAAAAAAGTTATAATATGTGGAGGAGCAGAAGATGAATGTTTAGATGACGTGTATATAGCATTAAAGTCGTTTAATGTTAATGTAATTAAAAATCATCAATATATATATAGTGCAGAAACAGGTAACTATTTGAAGAAATAAAAATAAATAAATTAAATATGTTAAATTTAATAATGGCAATAAATATTCTCAATATATTTGAAGATTATGGTTTTATAATTACAGTTTTTTTGGTAATAATCCTAATCGCATATATGATGATTAATAGTTCTGCTAAAAGAATAAAAGAACAAGAAGATAAGATTGATTCATTGTATAATAGATTGGATAATATGATGAAAAAAATACCAAATGATGATCATTCTGATTTACCTGCTAAATTTATGAATTTTGCTGAAAACGCGAATAAAATACAAATACAGATGTATCATTTATTGCAAATTTTTGATAGTGAAAGAATATCTATTTTTGAATTCCATAATGGCGGTAAAAATTTAGCTGGAATTGAATTTAAAAAATGTAGTAATACATATGAAGCAGTGTCATTAGAAACAAAGCCAATAATAAAAGAAATGCAAAATATGCCTCTGAGTATAAATCCTCTTTGGAATAGAATATTGGCAACTCGTGATGAAATTTGTATACCACTGGTGTCTAATCTAAATGATCATTTCTTAAAAGATTATTTAACATCATTAGGAATAAAAACTTATTATTCAACAATTTTAGAAGATTATGACAATACCCCAATTGGACTAATAACAATGGAGTATTATAATTATACAAAAGAGTTGACATCAGAACAATTTAACGAATTTGCTGAAACAGCCATAAAAATAGCGGTATTAATAAATAAAAAATAATTCATAAGAGTATGAATGAAATTGCTATCTGTGTATTTGTAGTTTTAGTTGTTATATTTTTTATTTTATTTTTAAAAAAATTACATAACACTAACAAAAAAAAATATTATATATTAATTGATTATTTAATTAAATATATTAAAATGCTAACATATCATGAAAACATAAATTACATGAATATGTTGAAAGATTCTAGTGCGTTATTTTCTCATCCTAAAAAAGAAATATACAACTTACCATTTAATTATAGCGGAGTTTTTAAATATAATCATAAAACAGATTTTTTTTCATCAGATTTTTTGTTCACATTGAAAAATTCTGGCTACATTACTGACGGTATTATATTTGACGATTTAACAATGTCTGTTAGTATAATATCATCTGCTTCTTTTAGAAGTGAAAATGATTTTGATTGTATGTATATTGATGAGATAGAAACTATTAATTATAATAAATCTATGTATAAAATACATAAAGAAAGAGACATCTATAAAATATACTATAATAATATTAACAATTTAGAAAATGATGAATCAGATATAGTAGGATTCTTTTTTGCTTCTCACATAGACAAAAGTATCATATCAGAAGAAGAACAAAAAACATTATCAGATATCATATCACAAGTAAGAGAGATAATTTAATATAATTTAAGATAAATTAATATTGAAATATTAAAACATATTAAATATTTATAATCCTTGATAATATATGTATCAAGGATTTTTTATTAGGCTAAATTGTTGTATCTTTGTACTATAATTAAAAACAAAGATATGAAAAAAGAAACTCTGTATCAGTTTGAAAATGTCGAAGACATTAAAAATTTCATAGTTGGAGGTAATGCTATTTTCACATTGGAAAGTAAAGTTACTGGTAATTGGTTTACTTATAGAATCAGAAAAATGAAAAATTCTGATGAAAAAGCTCCTTTGTTTGTGTCTGTTCTCACTGGTAGTGATAATGAAGAAGCATACACTTATATGGGAGCAATTTTTAATTATAATTCATTGAGTTTTAAATTAACAACAAAATCTAAAATAGGAACTGATGCATTATCATATAAAGCATTTATGTTCTTTTTTAATTTGTTGATGATGAACAAAACTCATAAAGATATGGGAATTTATCATAAAGGTATTTGCTGTGTTTGTGGTAGAGCTTTAACCACACCAGAGTCATTAAAAAATGGAATAGGGTCATTTTGTTCAGGAGTATTTTTTAATAAAAAAACAAATAAGGTTTCTATTAAGAATAAAAAATCTTTATCATACTCAAATTAATAATTAAATAAAATAAACAAAAAATCTTTTATCTTATAAAATAAGATAAAAGATTTTTTATGTGGAAATACCTTATTATTACACTTTTCTTTAATGCCATATTATTTTATACTTATAATGTATTCGGATTTGAAGTAACAATTATATTTGCCTTGTCTATTATTTGTTCAAGCCTTATTAATCCTACAATTCTTAATAAAAATAAGAGAGTGAATCAAAGAACAAATCAACAAATGTATTCTACTAATAAAAACAAGATTAGAAGTTAATGCTAAGAGCATATCAAAAAATTGCATTTGATAAAATTAATGATAATGATAAATCTATTATAATTTGGCCAAGGCAAACAGGTAAAAGTTATTTGATAAATAAAATAATAGAAAATTTTGTCATTAATAATTCAAATAAAAAAATCATTTTTATTACAGAATCAGAAAGTTATTTTGCTCATTCAACATTAAGAATAGAAAAGGACATAAATAATGTTGTTGTTAGGTATAATAAATATGATATTAGTTTTATAAATAATAATAAATTGATATTTTTTTCAATAAGAAATAATATATTCCCCTTATTAAGTAATTATAATCCTCAATTAATTGTGGCCGATTGCTATAAGAAAATTCAAAAGTCGAAAACAAATAATATATTAGAAATTAATATGTATTCTGATATTTCAAAATGTAAATGCTTGTATACATTTTTTTATGATATAAATATTATTAAAGATATTGATTATAAAAATGATTGCTATATAAATATACTTCCATATGAAAAAATAAACAATTACTCATTTGATACTGATGAATCTATTATAAATTCAAACGTAGTAAAAGATTTGAGTTACAAACCTTGTGTATTATTAGATTATTATAATTTAACTTTCATTAGAAAACGGAAAATACAAATACTAAATAGTTTAAATTCTATTTAATGCTTGTATTTTATTTTTTCTAATAATACTATTACTAGTTTTTATCCAATTATCTATATTAAAATATTCTTTACCATAAATAAAGTAGCTATTATAATACCAACCAGTTGAATCTGTTCTTGTGATACAGGATGCACCGTAAATGTTGTGTTCTTTTCTGTTGTGATAATATGTAATTATTTTATCGTAACGATTATTTATTATAAATTTAATATCTTTAGATTTTTTATATTTTTTTGGTATTTTATACCAAAAATCTTTTCCAATAATATTATTCCAACTATTATAATCACTATCTTCTATTACTAAATAATTTATATTGTTTTCAATCGATTTATATATTTTCTTCATCTATTACTGTGAATGACATTTTTTTTGTTATTTTTAAAATTCTATTGAAATAATTTCTCATTGGAGAACTTTCTGTGAAATATACTTTTGGATCAAGTATAATTATATTTAGATTAAATTCTTTTGTGAATTTTTTTAATACATTTAATGCAAATTCTACATTTTCAGGACCCATACTAGAAAATACTTCATCTAAAAATAAAATATTCAATTTTCTGAATTTCAATATTAATTTAAGATAAGAAAGAGCAATTCCAATATTTATTTTCTTTGATTCACCCATAGATAAACTTTCAGGATGTATTTCAATTGTCAGTCTCTCATATATTTTAACATTAAAATTTTCGTCTATTTTAACACTATATGTAGATTTCATTTCATCTAAAATATCCTTCAAATAAACATTTATAGGTTTTACTATATTTTTTACTATGCTTTTTCTAACTCCATTAGTAGAAAATATAGTTTTTAATTCTTCATAGACTTGATTTTTTTCATTTAGTTCTATTATTTTTTTACTATTTTTAATGTTGCTATTTTTAAGTTCTTCTATATTTTTTTCTAATTCATTAATTGATACATGATCAGAAGTATCTATTAAATTTGAAATTTGCTTTGTTATTATTTTTAATTCATATATCAAATTATTATATTCAGAATTAGTTATATTTTTTTTATTAAATAAAGAATCTCTACTATTTGATATCTGTGTTAATTTTAAAGTTAAATCATCTTTTTTAGAATTTAAGTCTTTAAACTTTTCCTTTTCCTTTTCTAATTTTAAATTAATATCACTCAAATCATGCTTGTGATTTTCGTCACATAAATTAGTGTTACACAATGGGCAAATTCCAGATTCATAAACGTCTAATTTTTCTTCTATGACTTTTATTTCAAATTTTATTTCAATTATATTATTTGATATTATATTTCTTTGATTTTCAAAATCCTGTCTTTCTTGTTCTAACTTTTTAAATTTATCATCATATGAACTCAATTCTTTTTTAGCATTTATGTATGGTTCTCTTTTAGAATTTTTCTCTTTTTCTAATTTCTCTTTTTCTAATTCTTTATCTAATATACCACTTTTTTTAATATTTACAATATTTTGATTTAACGTTTTTATTGTTTGTTCATTTGTTTCAATTATAGATATTAATTTTAATTCATTTTCTTTGTTTTGTCTAATTAAGCCATTGCTTAACGTTAAATATTCATCTAAATTTTGCAAATTAAACAATCTATTTATTATGCTTCTTTTCTCTTCTGGATTTAAATCAATAAAATTTGCAAAATCTGATACTGACATAGAAATAAAACTTTTATATGTATCATAATCAAATCCTATTAATTTATCTCTATCTTCTTTTTTTAAATTTTTAAATTTTCTTGTTTCATCTATATCATTGATAAATACTTTTGCACGATTAGGTTCTAAACATCTCTGAATTTTAATGTTATCAGACATATTATTAAAAAATTGTATTTCAGTTTCTAAATTTTTATTAATTCTATTCGGTAGTATTGATTGTGGAACTCTTTTACCACTTTTGCCCCTCACTATACCAAAAATAGAAAAATCAAATGATTGTTGAAAAGAAGATTTGCCTCCACCGTTATTTGCAGTTAATAGAATCAAATCAGAAGAATCTTCTTTGAATTTTACTGTTTGTGTGTTATTTCCAAATGATTTGAAATTTCTAAGTGAAATGGATTTAATTATCATGTATAATTATATATGAACATAAAAAAAAAGTTTTCTATAAAAAATGTTATTTTTAAATTAATATTAATAATATTAATAATATTATTAATTAGGACACGAAAAGATTTATATATAAATAAAAAACAAAATATGAAAACAATAAAAACATACTCAATAGATGAAACCCTATATGATGCATTTGATACATTGGCATCAGAGAAAAATATTAATAAAAGTTCTTTTTTCGAAGATGCTATTAAAAAATATTTAAAAGAAAATAATTTAGAAATTGTAGGAGAAGATTATAGATTAAAAACAAATGATGCTTATATTGTAACAATTCTATCTCAAAATGATAAAATATGTAATTTGAGTAGTGGTGATAAAATTCAAAGAAGATTATTTTATGATTTATTTATGCCAGTTGATGGTGTTAATCCAGAAGAATTTTTTGGTAGTAATAATAAAGTATTAGAAGATGTATTTAATAAAGTTAAAAAATTAAATCCAGACGATGTAGGAGATATTAATTGTGTTCCTACCAACGAATTTTATAGTAAAGATTTGTTTAATGTTATTAATACTGAAAATAAATCTGATGATATAGTGTCTACAATTAAAGAAAGTGCAGAAGATGTAAAGGAATTATTTAAAATTAATTATAATTACAAATCAAAAGAGTATTTAAATTGTTCTAAACTTGAAATTTGTGATATAATTATTAAATTGAAGATAATGACATTTGAATATGACAACTCTTCAGATAATTTGAGGAATTTGTTAGTAGATATTTACACAATTTATAAAGATACACTTATTATATGAAAAAAAGAGATTCAAATGAATCTCTTTTTGTTATTTTAATTTTTAATTTTTAATTCATTTTCTCAAATCTCCATTTAAAGTAATAATAGTCATTATTTTCTATATGGTAAGTATCTTCATTTATCTTCATTATGATATATGGCTTATTGTTACTATTGATATTATATCCTAAAATTTCAACTACTTTGTTTTCGTTTATTTCAAATAGTTTGCCTATATTATCTTTTACCTTAGTTTCATTTTTCATATTTTTATAAAACCCTTTATCTGGTATGAACCATTTATCTAACTTTTTATAAAAATAATTACTCAATTTTAGTTTATATTCACTATCAAATCTGTATAAGTATTCTGGCTCGAAATATACTTCTGATTCAAGTGTTGGTCTTATTAAACCATTATAATTTCTGAATACGCCAAAATATTCTTCTTTATCAAATTCAAATGATATAAATACATCTAATTTTAAACTACTATTTTCATATATTCTTAAAATTTTAATGTTGTCATACAATTCAATATCTTCCAAAAATGGATTACTATCTTTATAGATTAAGTTATTTTGACCACGTAAGCCTTTTATTACTCTATCTAAGTTAGATACTAAGCCAGATTGACGGGCATAAAAATCAGTATATGGACTATCCTGATAGTTATAATACGATGAGCTTGGATCCTGAGCAAAGGCAAAGTCTCCTCCTCCTCCTGCAGTACCCATTGGTTCAATCCCGAATTGAAATTGTTGAAATTCTGAATCCTCTGTTATTAGGTTTGCTTCATTAAAAAATGAATATCTACTATATTTTAATACTTTCATACTGTTATATATAAATTTTTCGATTTATTATTTTAATATATATTTAAAGGAATAAATAAAATTAATATATAAAGATAAAAGAATATTTATGTCAGAAGAATTAGATAATAATCAAGAAAATAAAAAAAATATCAATTATAATAAAAAATTTGATATTATTGAAAAATATCAATTTAAAGATGATTCTGTTGAACTAATAACAGATTCTCCTTCTGAATCATCGATTAAAAAAAATATCGAAGGAGTTTTAATTAAAGATATACCATCCAAGTCACTTAGTAAGAAAAGTGAGAGTAAAAACGCAGAAAAAATAACAGAAGTTAATAAAATAGAAAAAGTAGACTCAACTGAAATAAAAACTGAAAAAAAATATACTATTATGAAATCCAATAAAGAATTGTATGGTTCTTTTATTAAAGAATTGAAATATTATTCATTGAGCATTAACGATGAAGTTATTTATGATTCAAGTATTGATAAATCTAAAGACTGTCCTGTTAAATTTGAAAATGATTATTTTATCTTATTTGGTAAAAAATATTCATATAATGGCTTAAAAATTAAAAAAATTAATTTAAAATAAATGGAATTAAAAAATATTCAAAATCGTAAAGATTTTATTAAAATGAATGAAATTTTTGGTGGAACTCAAGGTGGAGTTGGCGCTAGAGATGGATTTGCAAATAATTCTGAATTGAAAGATACTTATTTAGGAAAACTAATGAATGGTTTATTTAAAGGATTGAGTTGGTTATGGAGAAAAAGTAAAGAAAATTTCATTATTAACAGAATGATTGCAAAATTAATTAATGAATTAGTTCGTGGAGTTATAATATATTGCTTCATAAAAAAAATTGATTTACAATCAGGTAAAATATCAGAATCAGAATCTGAATCAGTAAACAAAGAAAATGTAGAATCAAATGATAACAAAGTTAATTTTGATGTAATTAAAAAGGATATTGGAGAGGATTTGTTTAATAGAATGATGAGCGGTAATGAAGATGAAGATGTTGAAGAATTGATTAAAAAATCAGGAATAAAAACAGATAATGATAGAACGATAATAAAAAATATCAATGACGTAAAAGAAGTTGTAGATAAGGAAGATTATAATAGAATGGAAACTGAAACATACGAATTTTTGAAGAAAAATATTCAATATTTTGACGAAATTAAGAAAAATGCAGATGACGGCGATGAAGATTCTAAAAAGAAACTTGATATGATAAAAGCTATCTATGTCAATTATGAAATAGTTAGAAAATTAAAAGAAAAAGAAACAAAAAATAAAGGAGCATTAGGAGAAGCATCATTAACAAATGAGGCATTAACTAAACTGAGAACAGATTCTAGTGCTGGTAAAATTGGATTAGGATCAAATTCTCCAACTATAAGTCCTGCTATCAATCCAAAATCACTTATTAAAAGTTTTGTTAGTGTTAAAAGCATTATAACTAAAAGAGATCAAGACAAATATAAAGAGCGTGAAGCTGATTTTTCTCTACCAATATCAGATATAAATTTAGCTGAAATAGAAAAAACAATTAATAGAAAAACTGATGTTATGAAAGAAGTTTCATCAAATGTAAATTCTGAAAGTTTGAAAGTAATTCAACTTACTGTGAAAGAATTATTAGTTTCAAATAGTCAAGAACAAAATGTAGAAAAAGAAAAATTAAAATTGAGATGGGATAAAGAATTATCAAAGGTGTATGCTAGTTTTTCTTTACTGATGGATATACCAAGTGTTGATATAAGAGATGGAAACTACGGATCAGGCTTAAATTTATCAGGCTCAACATCAAGGGTATATAAAGAAGTTAAACAAATTGGTTCTGATACAGAATCATTGAAAATTGGCGATCAATTGGGTGATTCATTAAATCCAGTTGAAACTAAAATAGGTGGATTGGAAGGAAATTGGCAATATTGTATTTTTGATTATCAAGGAATAAATTATAATGCTACAATAGCACCAATTAGTTCTGCACCATCAAATGGATTTTATATGTTTATGGTTACGCAGACAATTAAGAAAATAGAAAATAATGTTGTCACATCAAATTTTAAAGAATTTGAGAAAATTTTTACATCTACAAATTTTGCAAATGTTAATCTTAAAAAAGATGATGTAGTTAATGTATACTTCATGTTAAAGAAAGGTGCTAGTTTACCATCAGGTACAAGTGCAAATACAAATGGGCAAAGCAATAGTTTTTTAGTTTTTAATAATTATATTAGTTCTGACAATAAAACCAATAAATTGTTTCTATGTGAGCCATCAGGAGAGAAATTTATAGCTGATTTGGATTTAAGTAATCCTAGTAATACAATTGATGGCGTAATAGCTAGTAATTATCAAAAAGATAAAATTAGTATTAAGAGCTGTCGTAAGTTTGATAGAGTTAAATTTTGGTGGAAAGCATTAAATCTTATAACTGATACTAATGATAAAAAATTCTGTGCTTTTAAAGATGATGAAAGTAATCCTGTATTTTGGAATGATAAAGTAGTATTAGATAATCTAAAGAAAATTGCATCTAAATTTTAAATAAAATATAAAATATAAAATGAAAAAAACATATTCAGATTTCATATTAAATGAACAAGATTCATCAACAGCAGTTGCTCCTAGTGCAACTACAAAAGTAGAGCCAACTAATACTGCTGAAACAACAAAAACAATCAATCCTGATGTACCTGGTGAAGAAAAAACAACAGTTGATCAAGAACAAGATGATACAAAAAAAGATGACAGTCAAAAAGATGAAATAATATCAAATTTTGATGAAACAAAAGGAGAAGAGATTATCAAAGAAATTCGTGATTTTTGGATAAATAAAATAATAACAGAAAATGAATTAAATTTTTCTGGTAACACATTAAAGATTCTTTATGTCAAACAAAAAAATTCAAAATATATTAAATACAAAGATACTATTAATGAAGTTATTGCATCAAAAACAGCAGAATGTAATCAAAGATTGATTGATTCTGATGTTAACGATATGTTTTTTTATGTTGATTATCCTATTAAACTTATCAAAAAAGGATTGACAGGCAAACCTAGTATTGTTTCATTCTTTAATAGACAAACTGATGAAAAATATAACTCTAAAATAAAAGAAATAATAAGTAATAATGAATATGCTGATAGCTCAGGATTACCTGAATATCAGAAAAAATTAGTATTGGGTGAATTCGAATTATTAACAGACATAGATGAAAAACATACATATATGTATGATAATCAGCCAGTTGAATTTACATTCGAAAATGGTGCAATAAAAACAATGGTCAATGCAGATACAAATAATTCAATTAGTTTAGTAGATAAAAACGACAAAAATATATTTGATATCACAAAATTGAAAAAATATGATGAATCAGCCAAATCAGATATAACAACAAACACTACAACTGTTGCTGCTACCACAACAAACACAACAACTGTTGCTGCTACCACAACAAACACAACAACTGTTGCTGCTACCACAACAAACACTACAACTGTTGCTGCTACCACAACAAACACTACAACTATTGCTGCTACCACAACAAACACAACAACTATTGCTGTGAGTAAGAAAAATGTTATGAATAGTAAAGATTTTAAAAATAATAAAATTTTAAATAAAAATAAGAATAAAAACACATTTTAAAAAAACTTAACAAAATGAAACATATAAACAATTATGAATTTTTTTTAGAAAATGGTACGAGTAATCCTAACACACCACAAGGTTATGTAAATTCATTATCAAACAAAACAAAATTAAAACCAATCCAAAATAACAACAATCAACAGATAAACAAACAGAAACCTACAGATGAAGTAGATAATATATTACAAGACACTGAGCAACAGAAACAAAATATTGTGGCAAAGAAAGATGTTATAGAAAAAGGTTTACTTCAGAATATTCAAGATTTAGAACCTGAAAATCAAAAAGTGGTAAAAACACAAGTACAGGATTATAAAAACCAAGTACAAGAATTTGATAAAACTGTACAGCAAATAGATAAATTAAATAAGACACTTAAAAAATCTAATGTTAATGTAAATGCAAACATAAACATGAAAAATGCAAGAAAACAAAATAATTTTTAATTATAAATGTCTAAACTAGATGAAAAATACATAGAATCATTAGATACATTCACAACAGCACTAGAAAAAATCGTAGAAATATTAAAAGAACAGCAAAAAACTGGTAAAGCAGATGTTGTTAACGATTTTTTAAAAACTCCTATGGATGATTTGAGTCATGTTGTTAAGGATTTGCAAAAAATAACTGAGGACGGATTCAAAAATGTCAAAACAGACAACGAAAAAATATTACAGAAAATTGATGGTATAAAGAAGCAAAAAGAATCTGGAATGTTTGGTAGTATAGAGGATCCTAAAAATAAGAACAAAATTGTTGATGGTATTAAAGTTGTTGTATTAATTGCGGCAGGCGTTTTAGCATTAGGATTAGCATTTAAAATAATTGGAAAAGTTGATTTTCTGTCTGTTGTAGCGTTATCTGTATCTATGATATCTATGTCCATGGCTTATAGTAAAATAGCGGATATTAAAAATTTAAAATATACTAATATACTTTTGATATCCGCTATTATGCCTTTGATGGCAATTGGATTAGCATTATCTGGATATATTTTGAAAGGTATGCCTAATTTTTCAATAATGCAATCAATATCTATACTTCTTATTAGTACAGCTATGGGACTAGCAACATATTTTATAATGAAATCAATTTCTAAGATTAGTACATCATCATTGAAAATGATACCATTATTACCTTTTATTTTACCAATGATAGCATGGGGTATAGTCAAATCTTCCCAAATTTTAAAGAACGTTGATAGAATATCATTTGTCCAAGTACTATCTGTAGGATTGATTGGATTAGCTTTGGGTGTAGCGACATTTGGTATATCATTAGCATTAAGGGGATTGAAAAACGTGACATACAAAGAAATGTTAGCATTACCATTCATGATACCATTAATAGCAGGTGGTATAGTTTTGGCTAGTGAAATATTTAAAGGATTTGTACCGCTTAGTAATCCATTAGATTTATTAATTGGTAGTGCTGTTATAGGATTGTCTTTATTATTTTTTACTCCAGCAATTTATTTTTTAGGTAAAATGAAGTTAGAAGATGTTATTACTGGAGCATTGATGATATTGCCAATGTCTTATGCTATTACTCAATCTAGTATTATTTTTAGTAAATTTATACCTCTTTCTGATCCATTGAATGTTGTTTTTAGTACATTAGCAATGGGTATATCAATATTGATTTTTACTCCTACCATTGTGCTATTAGGTAAATTGTCAATTTCTGATTTACTTGTTGGTATAGCAGGAAGTGTTTTGACTTCTGTTGCTATTGTATTGGTTGCTAATATATTTGCATCATTACCAAATAATATGATAGCTCCAGATTTCATGTGGACATTATCTGCTGGATTGGCAATAGGAGGATTTGCTCTTATAGCTGCTGGAGTTGGATTTTTTGCTGGAACTAATCCATTTTTCTGGATTGGACTTGCCGCTATTTTAGCAGTTGCTGGAATTATGGTTCTTGTTTCTCATATTATACCAACTGGTAACTACGCTAAATATCCACCTTTGGATTGGGCTTTAGGAGTAGGTGGATCATTGATAGCATTTAGCTCTGCTATGATTTTAGCATCAGCAGGTAGTATTGCAGGAGTAATTTCAAAAGTGTTTACTGGCGGAGAAGATCCTTTAATTAAGATAGCAAATTCCATGGTAGCTGTATCTTGGCTTTTACAGAGTGGAAAATGGGATAGTGGTTATCCAACATTAGGTTGGGCTTTAGGTGTTGGTACTGCGTTATCATTGTTTGCTGCTTCTTATGTTGCTATAACAGGATTACAAGGAATTAATAAAGTATTTTCATTTTTAACTGGTACTAAATCACAAAGTTTCAATGATTTTGTTATATCAGCAGCAGGTGCAATGAAAACTGCAAATGCTGAATTATCAAGTGTGAATTGGAGTGCAGCAGGTAGTTATCCATCTAAAGATTACGCAGATGGAGTAGGAGAATTATTAAAATCATTTGCTGAAACATATGCAATAATATCTGTTTCAAATATATTTAGTAAAACTCCTGAGAATTTTGGAGTATTTGTTGAAAATGCTGCGAAATCTATGGTTACTGCAAAAACAATACTAGATAGAGCTGACTGGACTACTTCTGGACATCCTACAAAAGAGTATTCTGAAGGTATTGGAGCTTTTCTTGTGTCTATGGCTACTGCATATTCTAAAATCAACGATATTGGAATTATGGAGTTTTTTGCAAAATTATTTAATGTTGGTAATAAATTGACAATAAATGATTTCGTTGAGCAATCATCAAATGCAATAGTTTTAGCATCTAATATATTAGCAGGTGGTGATTTTACTACAATTCCAGATTCAAAATATTTAACTAATTTTACTAATTTCCTAATTTCAATGGCAGATAATATTAACAATTTTAAAATTGACACATTGGATATGGCAGCTTTCACTTCAAATTTGAATTTATTAGCACCATCATTATCTTCATTATCAAATGCTACTCAAAATCCTTTATCTGATATTTATATACAAGGCTTTGATAAGTTAGTTAAATTACTAGATAATATGCCGGATAAAAGTGCTCAAATACATAAATTGGCTGATTCATTTGTTGATTTATCAAATTCATTGAAAGATATTACAACTTTTGATAATTTATCAAAAGTCTCAGCTAGTGTGGTGCTTTTAAGTGCTGTTGATGATACAAAACTACAAATAGTTCTTGATAAATTAAAAGATAACCAAGATACAATAAAAACTATTTATGGTAATTCAAGCTCAACACCAAATATAATGAAAACAATGGGTAAATTTTTTGATACATTAACAGGCAATGATAAAATTGAAGCCAATAATAAATCAAATGAGCCAATTGTTGTTACTACCAAAATAGATCCACAATTTTATAGTGACATGGCTGAAATGAAAAGATATTTGAAATCAATTAAAAATTCTTTAGATAAACCTGCACCTGCATCAAGTTTTCATAGATAATCAGAGATAATCTATCATACCTGTAAACTTTAATTTAATTTTAATCTATAAGTTATTAAAGTAAATATTTTGATATTGTATAGTATCAAAATATTTATTGATATATGTTCATTTGAACCTATATCAATAAATATATAAATAAAAAAGAAGATATGAAAAGATTTTTATATTTGATAAGATATTTTAAACTTCTTAAGAAGAATGAGAAGATTTTATCTGAATCCAGAATTAATAAAAATGTTAATCCCTATGGTATTCAATACGATTGGATAGGTAGATTATATACAGTACTAAATTTACCATTGGATGACAAAGAAAACATTGATAAGTATGGCTATTATTATGTTGATAATATGGTTAGAAATCATGTTATTGAAATTAATAATTTTTTATTTGAGTTAGGAATGTTAGAATATGTAGAATTAGATACAGATAATATACAACAAATTGATGATTTAAATATAAGAATAGTATTAAAATTTAAGTATCTAAATACAAAAATTATCGCAAGATTTCTTATAGGTACAATAGTATTAGGATTTTTATTTGGAATATTTTCTTTATTATTTTTATTATAAACTTTATTAAACAATTACAATATATTTAAAAAACAAAAAATTATGGCAAAAGAACAATATCACGAATTAGCAGATTATATAATAGACTATTTTAAAGTCTTAGAAGAAAAATTATGCATTCCAATAAACTTGAAATTTGTATATCAAGCAGACGATAAACAAAAAACACTAATAAAAATATGTAAAATTAACGATAGATACGTGAGCTTATTGAATGCTGAACTATTAGTTAGTTTTAATGAAAATTTTTTTGATGCTTTTGACGATGAAATAAAAAACATATTAATTGATCAAGAGTTAGCATTAATAGAAGCAGATCTTGATAAAGGTACAATTAAATTGGGAAAAGCAGATTTGATAACATCATATGGTATTATTAGTAGATATGGAGTTGAAGCTGTTGAAAGAGCAAATAAATGTAGAGATTTATATAATAGTCAACAAGCTGAGAAAGATAAAGAATCAAAATCAAACAAGTAATAAATAAAAACAAAAATAAATAAATAAAAACAATGGAAGAAAAAAAATTTTTCAATTTTAACGGTGATGAAACATTCGACTTAAATACAGAATATACAAAATTATTTGTAGATGGAGATGAACAAAAAACTAGTTCAAATGATAATAAAATTAAAGATGCTGAAAAAATTATTTCAGAAACAGGACAGAAATATATCGAAGTTACATCACTTCAAAAATATGAATATCTATTCACAAATTTAGATGTATTTTTAAATAGGTTTCAAACTGATTCAGAAGAAGTGAAATCAATGACAAAAGAAGATAGAGACAAATTATTTGGTTATGGTAGAGAACTATTTTCAACATATCAAACTCAATATAGTTCATTGAATTTTAATTTTGAACTTTCAATGAAAGAATGGAATTATATGGATAATATATTAACAAAGAAATTATCATATAATGGAAATGAACTTTTTAATTTTTGGGAGTTATTTACTAAATTTATTGATCCAACTAGAAATTACATTAAAAGTTTACCAAAAGGTATAGAATCATTTGTACCAGTTTGCTCAATTCAAAGTTTAGTTTTGGTTAGTCATTTATTGATGAAACACGAAGAAAAAGGATCAACTGATCATTTCTTCTATTTTAAAAATGTATTAACTGAAGTTGGTTTGATGACAAGACTTTTCAATGCTTATGGTGTAGTACTAGAAAGATACACTAATATGTTTAATAATTGGGTAGATGCATTGAACACTATGGATGGATATAATAACATAGATAGAATAGATGAAACAGGAACAGTGTCAGAGTCACAACAACAATAAGGAGATTTTTTGTGAAATACGAGACATGATATATAAAAATAGTGAAAAAGCTATTGGTATAAGTGATGTTAAGATTTCCTCATTGAAAAATCCTCATATTATTGATGATATAAAAAATATCAAGATTATTGAATTAAATAATCTTGCTGATTTTATGTCTTATGTGAATTATGACCACTACCTAATATTTAAAGTTGATAATTTTTATTATTTCTGTGATACAGAGCTTGCTTCATATTTGTATAATCTTAGTTTGATTAAAATATCAGATTTTAATTTGTATCTCAGAAAAGATAAAATAAATAAAATAGAAAATTTTAACTAATTAAATAGTTAAAATTTTTATTATAAACTATACCTAAAATTTAGTTTATATAAAATAAAAACATAACAATATGCCAAAGTCAAAAAATCGAAAAGGACACGATTCTAAAGTTAGAAAATATAACGCCAATAAGAAAATTCAACAAGAGATATTAAAAAATAAAATGATGGAAGATTATATTAAACTTCAAAAGGAAATTATGGCTGGACAAGCTCATACATCGACAGAGGATGTTATAGATTCAGATATTAATATTGATGAATTGAATGATATTAATGATATTTCATTGATTGATATTGATAATCTTGTTGAAATTCCAGAAAATGATATTAATGAAGAACTAGTTAATGAAGAACTAGTTGATGTAGAATTGATAGAACCTAATAAATAATTTAATATTATGATAACCATAACAAACAATAAAATCTATTACAGTGAAGAACCAATATCATATTTAAATTCAATAGATAACGCTGATGTTATAGATCCAAATGATATACTACTTTTCTTGTCTGATACAGTTGAATTGGGAGAAAATCTAATATTCAAAAGATTATTTGATATCATATCATACAATGTAAATGATTTTAATGATATTTTTTATTCATCCTTAGATGGTTATTATATTGATCCATTTCTACAAGAAATAGAGAATAATCCAACTGATAAATTAGATATGGATTATATTGAAGTTAATTGGAGTTGCAATAAGTATGACAATGAACTAAGTGCAATATCAACAATTCACGGCGTTTCATATAATGATACAGATTTTTATGCAATAGACTTTGTTCCTCTTAATAATTTGAAAAAATTGAATATTTCAATTAATAAAAATTTTATTGTGTATGATTATAATAAATTAATAGAGGGTAAAAATGAAGAAGAATCCACAATTAATTTGGGAGAAAAATCATTTACTCTATTTGATTTGTATAATGCAATATTTAGTGAGATTACATTTCATGGAGGTCCTCTTGATAAAAAAGAAAGATTTGAAGAATTAGAAAAATGTATAGAAGAAGAGAATATTAATGCTGATGAATATAAAGAATTAAAATCTTCTACTCTGAATGATTTGATAGAAAAATACGAAAAAGAAGATAAATATTTAGTAAAATATAAAGATTTCAGAGATAGAGTAGACGAAAGTCGAATTAAAAATAATGAGAACTTATCAAAATTAAAAGATTGTTTGAAAAATAAAATGATTATTTATGATGATATCAACAATTGTGAAGGTAGCTTAAAAAAATATTATAAAAAATTAACAAATATTGAGTTTAATATGCAATCATTGTATGGTGAAGACGAAGATATTTTATATCACAAATTTTGGCAAACACCAAAATGTACATGTCCAAAAATTAATAATATTGAAATTTATCCTTCTAAAAATTGTTTAGTTGATGATAATTGTCCAATTCATGGTAAAAAATAAATTAAAAAAGCTTCATATTTAAATTAAAAAAGCTTCATATTTAAATATGAAGCTTTTTTAATTTTTCTTTTCTTGTGTGCTTAATAGAATATTCCAAACATTCTTCAGATATGCTTTCATAAGTTACACCATTTATAGTATTATTTGTTATCATTCCTGGTTTATCAGAGTCCCAATAATCAGTATAATAACTTTTACCATATTCAGAAAAAACAATAATTTTCATGCTATTTGTATGATACCAAGGGTATTCTTTAATGTCATTACACAATACACTACACACAACTATGTCACCTATTTTAAATTTTCTTTTCATTATTTTTAGAATTTAAATAATCAGACTCAATTTGCGTCCAATTTTGAATAGGACATGTACCTCCAGCATCTTGATATGTTTTAGGCGTGAAAATCTTTGCTTTTAATGCACATCCACATAAATTACATCTTGCAAATATATCAAATTCACCTATTGCTATCATTTCTTTGTGCTCACAACCATTACAAATTTCTATACGTTTACAAGCTAAATCATATTCAGGATCATCCTTGACAACAGTCAGAGCAATTCTCCAAGATGTGAAAATTTCTTCAATTTTATTCATATAATATAATTATTTTTTGTTATTATATATAAAATTGAAATGATTCAAACATCAAATATCTTTATTTGGCGTACGAATATATCCATTATTTATATGATTTTTAAATAATTTTTCTAATAACACTTTTTTACGAGCTGCATTATATGCGCCCACACTATTTTTAGTAAATTCGCATATGTTGTCATATTTATTAGCTTCTTCTTGTAATGTTTCTTCTGTCCAATATCCAAGTTTAACTTGTTTTTCTGAATAACCTTGATTTTTGTGATTTTTAAATAATTCATCTAACATTTTTCTACTTTTGGCTGCAATATAAGCAGAACTATTTTCTCTAAATTCTTTTCTTGTTTTATATTTATTAGCTTCTTCTTGTAAAGATTTTATTGTCCATTTTAATCCACCTGATCCTAATGATCCAGCTTTGACTGAATTTATCATAATCCATTCATTATTTTCATAAACATCAACCCAATATATTTCCTTTTTTATAGCGTCATTAGAATTTAAATTTTCTTCTAATAATTTATACTTTGGAAGAGGAATATTATTTATTTTACAAAAATTAATCAATGATTCTTTTTCACTAAATAAATGTTCTTTGTCTCGTCTATTTATATTGTTTGTTAATCCAACATAAGCATTATTATAATTTGTGAATTCATAAACATATATAACATAACTATTTTCTTTCCATTCAATTATATTCCGACGTCCTTGATTGTCGTGATTTTTAAATAATTCATCTATTAATCTATTTTTATACGCAATTTTATAACCTGTGCTTTTTTTCTGAAATTCTCCTCTTGTTATATATTTATTAGCTTCTTCTTGTAATCTATCAAACGTCCAATAACCTTTTTTATTTACTTTAATATCAAATCCGTTATTAGAATGATTTTTGAATAATTCATCTATTAATTTTTTACTTAATGCTGCACTATATGCAGATTTGTTTTTACGAAATTCTCCTCTTGTTTTATGTTTGTTTGCTTCTTCTTGAAGTTTTTCTCTATTCCAATGCCCAATAGTCATTTTACCTTCTTCGTAACCTTTATTTATGTGATTTTTAAATAAATCATCAATTAATTTAATTTTAGATGCCGCTATATAAGCGGAGTTGCATTTTTCTCTAAATTCTTTTCGATTTTCGTATTTATCAGCTTCTTCTTGCAATTTGTCAATAGTCCAATAACCAATAGGTTTACGACTTTCATTTATAAAAATATTATAATTTTTACTTATTTTCATTGAATAATATATTTTTAACTATATATTTATAAAAAAATCAATGATAAATTATTGAATTTTTTGAACCTATGATGGGAGTCAAACCCACATTTACAACTTCAATTACAGTTACTTGATTCGTAGTCAAGACTGGTTACATAGGCATATTATATCTACTCATTTTTTTATAACAATATCTATATTTTCTAATTTTTCTTTTCTTGAGTATCTATATTTATATTTATTAATACCTTCTATATCTGAATCTAAAAATTGTTCTATAAATTCTTCAGTTTGCATAGTAACATATTTTTTAGTACAATTTTCTTTATTGTCACCATAATGACTAGTATCAAATCCTACTATCCAATAATTGTTGAATTTTTTATAATTTTCCTTTGTCACATCACCATCAATTTCTAAGCCTTCAGTCCAATTTAAAAATGAATCAGAATCAAAAAATCGTCCATATGTTAATCCTCCATGTACACTTATGGTATTCATATCATCATATGAAACTTCATACAATGGATGATTAGTAGGTAATAATATATAACCATTCCCCCATCCAAATTCCATTATTAATGGATAATTTTGTATAGTAGATAAATGTTTAGTAAGATAATTCTCAACTATTAGTGTGTAAATTCCGTATTTCATAATATTTTTTTATAATAAAACAAATATACAAAAAAATTGTTATATATACAACTTAAAATTATATTTTTTCTTGAATATTGTCAACATCTGTATCAACTATTTTCAAATCATCTTGTATGTCATCCACATGATCTGTTATATTGTCAACATCTGTGTCAACAGATTTTAAATTTTCTTGTATACCATCAATGTGATTTTTTATGTTGTCTACATCTGTATCAACATATTTTAATTCTACTTCTATATCATCAACATGATATTTTATATCATCTACATCAGTTCCTATGTGCTCAGTCATAACTTCTATTTTTTCAGATAACTCTGCTATCTTAGATATAATAGCATCAGTTCTACTTCCACTTATTTTAGCAATATAACCTAAGACTGGTAAAGCAACTCCTTGAAAAAAAACAGAAACTATATATTGCATCCATGCAACTGTTCCTGATGGTTGACTAAAAAATAATGGAATTATAACTAACAATGTTATTATCCAAAACATTGTCATACTAGATAATGAATCTGATAAAAAAATTGCAAATTTTTCTTGCGATGACTTTAATTTCTCAACTAATTTATTCATATATTTTTTATATTTATATATAAATAGTATAAATAATATTAATTTTTTTTTTTGTGGGACTAGTGGGGCTCGAACCCACAACCTCCGAAGAGATCAGTTTTACAGACTGACATGACTACCTGTGTCATATTAATCCCATATTTTTGTGGTAGCAGATGGACTCGAACCACCAACTTCTGAGACATCGGCCCAGCACTCTATCCTTCGCTCGTTTCAAATTATTTATTCTAGATTCATAATTATCCCCTTTGTGCTTTTGAGTTACACTACCTTTTTTTATTGTAATATTCTTTATTTAATTTTTTATTGAGTGTACTGCCGAAGGGACTTGAACCCTCATACACCAATTACCTTGTTAATGACTGGATATAAGCCAGTGGGGATACGACAGTGTATTTATTTTTGTTGTTGGTGAAGTGGGACTTGAACCCACATGTGACCAATTAACCTTTCTACTACTTATCAGGCAGAGGGTATATTCACCAATGTTATTTAGTAGTCTCGGTGAGACTTGAACTCACGATTTATTGCTTATCAGGCAATTGCTCTAACCAACTGAACTACAAGACTATTTTAGTTTATTATTTTTTTATTGGTATGATACTATTTGAGCACATTGACAGACTCGAACTGTCGGTGTTTATATCTCGCTTTTGCAGAACGATGCCTTCGCCACTCAGACCAAATGTGCATTTCTATTTTAAAAATTAATTTTTCTTCCTTTTGTCCAACCATTAAATATCCATTCATCTAATTCACATTTTTTAATTTTCTTGTTTTTATTGATATTTAAATTATAAATCCAACAAGTATTAAATTGTGAATTTTTATTTCCTTTTTGTTGTATTGAATTTTTTTCTCCAATTTTACGTTTCGTTTCATCAGTAATTTTTCTGCCAGAAAAAATATGCTTTAATTCACCAGATAAATATCGAGGATCATTTGTTGATACGTTTAATGTATTATTTTTATTGTCTTTAACCGTAATAAATCCTTTCTTGTGAAATATTAATTCACCAGATAAATATCTTGGATCATCAATAGAAACTCTAATTTTTTCGTTGTTTTTATTTTTAACAACAACAAAACCTTTACCAACACACTGAAATTCACCTGATAAATATCTTGGATCTTCTGAATTCACAGATAATGTATTATTATCTTTGTCTTTAACCATAATCAATCCTTTCATTATACTTACCAATTCACCTGATAAATACCTTGGATCTGTTTTATGTACTGATAATGTATTGTTATCTTTATCTTTAACAGTAATCAAATTATATGAATTAAATCCTCCTCCACCTAATATTATATTATAAGTATTACCATTTTTAATAAATTCATCATTTACCAATTCTTTTTCTTTTTCCAACATTTTTTCTTTATCATCAAAATTAAATAACACAATTTTTTCAAAATTTTCAACTCCAAATTCTTTTATAGCTTTTTTAATATTAGATCCAGAACCCATATATTTATCATGTATGTTTTCTGTAATATGAATACCAATATAAATTTTATTATTTAACTTATTTGTTATTTGATAAACTATATAATATTTTTTATTTTCCATAAGTCGAACTTTTTATCACTATATATAAAAAGTTCGATATCAATTTTATTAATATTTATTTATTTTTAGTACCGTTAGGTGGAATCGAACCACCGCAATCTATAAGACTGAAAGGTTTATGAGACCTCCGTAATAACCAACTCTACTCATAACGGTATATTTATGTTTAAATATATAGTTAATATCATACTAATAGTATGATATTGTTAAATATTTTAAACTATTTTTGCGGGAAAGTTGAGATTTGAACTCAAGACACTTTGCTTAACAGGCAAACGCTCTAACCAACTGAGCTACATTCCCTTATGCGCACTGGGTAGGATTTGAACCTACGGTGGAGATTACTCTCACTGGATTAACAGTCCAGACTTTTCGACCAACTAAAGCAACCAATGCATATAATAACTTAATAATAACTTAATAATAACTTAATAAAGCGGACTATAACGGTTACGGTCCGTTAATTTTACTTGAGTGACAGTCAAGTTCTCCACCAAGGAGCCTAATAATCCATTTTTGTACTGGTAACGGGGTTCGAACCCGTGAGGAAATTTCTTTCCACAACATTGAAAGTGTTGCGACCTAGCCACTAGTCCATACCAGCATTTTATTAGCGGATTATATCGGGCTCAAACCGACTTCCTCAACCGTGACAGGGTTGTATGCAAAGTATCACTCACACCTATAATCCATTTTTTTGTGGGATAGGAGGTAATCGAAACCTCGTAGTTATGATTTACAGTCATTCTAAGTAACCCTGACCTCTATCCCATTTATTCATTATCCAGTATTTCAAAGATCATTTAAAAACAAAAAACTCAGTTCTTATTTTTAAGAACTGAGTTTTTTTATTATTCACATAATAATTTATATACTTATCCAGTTCTTCCTACATTATTTTCATCATCATTAATATAATCATTAATCATATCAATACATATCTCTTCCATATTGTAATTGATATTACAATTGCGATAAATGCTATATATGTTATTAATGTTATTCATGATATTTACTTTTACTTTGTTTTTATTTGTTGCGGACGTCTGATTCAAACAGCGACTATGGGTTATGAGCCCATTGAGATATCATTTCTCCACCTCCGCGATATTTTTTTTATTTGTTGCGGACGTCTGATTCAAACAGCGACTATGGGTTATGAGCCCATTGAGATATCATTTCTCCACCTCCGCGATATATTTTAATTTTTTCTGTTTCTATGATACAATTTTAGTGATTCTGAAATCTTTATTTTAGTTTCATCTGAAATTTTACTTTTATTTACTGTTTTATATGAATCAGACATTTTTTTCTTACTTTCATCTGATACAAAATGATTTTTTAATTTATTAGATATTTTATTTCTTTCTTCTTCAGATTCAAATCTTTTTTTAGCTGAATCTGACAATTTCTTTCTTGTTTCTTCTGATACAATTCTACATTTTAAAGATTCTGAAATCTTTTTCTTCGATTCATCAGAAAAAATTTTACCTATTGATGATTCTTTTAATTTATTTTTAGTTTCATCACTATGTTTTTTACCTTTAAAATGTGGACCACCTTCTCCTCCAATTCCTATATTATAATTTCTTTTTGATTTTATAAAATCTTCTGTTATAATTTCTTTTTCTTTTTTATTCATTTCTGATTCATTATCAAAAATAAACAAAATTTCTTTTTTGAAATTTTCCTTACCATGCAATTTAATTGCATTTTCTAAGGCTTTACCAGAACCATAATAAGAATCATTTGTATTTTCAGTTTGATGCTTTCCAATATAATACTTATCATTTAATATATTTGTTGTTTTATAAATTGTATAGTACAAAATTATTTCTTTTTTATGTATATATAAATATATAAAATCAGAAATTAACCTGTTACCACTATACTATATATTTTAATCTTTTTCTTTATCTATTTTCTTATAAAGTTTCTTAGCAATCTCTTTTGCTTTTGAATTCATTCCTTTTTCTGTTTTAGGAACTTCACTATAATCAATTTTGATTTTATCAGCAAACATTATAAATTTTTCAGTTCTATCAGATTTC